AATACGTCATCGAGCAGCCCAATCTGATCGTGCTGCGGACCAGCGGCAACACGACGACCTACACCTACAACTACACCGATGCGACCATCAACAACGGAACGAACAGCATCGCTGCGAATGCGTGGTCTACGACGTATTTCGCCGCCGGTCCTGCTGCGAATGCGGCGGGATGCTTGTGGATGCCTTCGTTCGGCATTCAGCCCGATCCCGCACGCAATGCTCGCCACAGCTTCAACTACTTCTTCCGTGGCGGCGCGACAACGCTCGATGTCCTTGACATCGCGAACACCATCACCGGCACATGGACTGGCGCGATCACCTACGATGGCGCGCAGAACGCAACGGGCACCGGGACGACCGGGGCTTATTCGCCGTACGGCGGCGAAGGGCGCTTCACCTACCTCAACATCTACGTCGCCTCGCAGGTCAACCAGATCTACCGCTTCGACTCGAAGAACCGCGTTCTGTCGCCGCACACGCCGACCGACTTCCTCCAGGCTGGAACTGCCGCGATCGGCAGTCGCATGGCGGCATTCGCGGCGATTGACGGCACCGACAAGTACGATGTCGTCCTGCTACAATCGCACCTCTCGACGGTCACCCAAGAATTGCTGGTGCTGGTCTGATGTCCATCTCCGATCTAATCCGCCTCGCGCAGAACCGCCTCGCCACGCTCAACTCCGCGCGGGCGACCGCCGACCGGGACGGCGACGCTGATCGTGTCGCCGCGCTCGACACCGAGATCGCAGAGACCGAGGCCACGCTGGCGGCGCTGCGGGGGATCTGAGATGGAAACGCTCGCGGAACGCCTCGCTCATCCAGACGTCGCGTCGTTGCCCGACTGGGCGGCGGCATCGGCGCTGAACCAGCCCGACGCGACGCTCCCGGCCGTTGTCGAGTGGCGTCAGACGCAGATCGGTATCGGCTCGATCCTCGATGCGCTTGGGCCAGAACCCGGGGCGGCGCTGCTGGACGTGCTGACGACGCTGGCGATCTCGCAGCCGGTCATCCGGTGGGGTCTGCGGCTGATTGAAGACGGGCGCTTTGACCTGTCCCGCCCCTCTGCGCGCGACCAGCTCGCGCGGCTCGTCGTGGCGGGCGTAGTGCAGCAGGACGAGGCGGATGCCCTTCTGGCGCTGTCTCGCGTCGAGCGGCGTCCATCGTGGGCCGAGGCGCACGGCGTCGCTGTTGATGCGCGGGCAGTCGGCCTGGCGCGTGGAGGTCGGTGATGGCAGTCGCGAAATGGGCCACGCCCAGCACCCGCAGCAGCAACATCCTCTCGACGGTCGCGAACTCGTTGGCGAACGGATCGGAAAGCTCCACCGTCACCTACGACAACAGCAGCAACAAAGACCTGTACGCGCTGCTGACGCTCAAGCTCGGCAGCATCACGCCATCGACTGGCGGGTCTGTCAGCATCCGCGTCACGATCAACGACGGCACCGACACCTCCGACAAGGTCGGCGGCGATGTCTACGTCCTGCCGTTGACGAGCGGCGCGTCTGCCAAGGTCAACATCGTGCAGGTCAGGCTCCCGCCGTTCTCGCTGCGCTTGTCGGTGGTCAACAACGCGGGCGTGACGCTGGCGGCGTCTGGAAACGAACTCTACGTCCGCCCCTGGAACGAAGAAGCGGTCTGATGCCGCGCGGGCTGTCCGACTACGATAGCGCGCGGGTGCAGGGGCGGCTGTGGACGCCGCGCACTAGCCTATTGTCAGTCAAATCGTGGCATGATTGCTCCGACATCTCGACTTTGACTGTATCCACACGGGTCACGGAGTGGAGAGACAAAAGCGGAAATGGCTGGCATTTGTCCAACGCGACGAATGGTCCATCGCTTACAGAGAATGGCAAGAATGGATTGGCTGTAGCATATTTCGACAATAAAACGCTGTCCACTGCGTCGGCGTTTACGCTGACTGGAAACCCAAGCTTTTCATTCTTTATTGTTTATCAGAAAACAGATTCAATCCAAGGATGCGCTTTTGGGTGGGGCGACTACAACCTAACGGGAACATCTTGCGGAATTGACGACACAAGCAGCGCGCAAAACATCAGCATTGCATATGCAAACAGCCGTGATTTCAAGGTTACGCCGCTTGCCGTCAATAGCTGGAACATCCTGTCTTATACAAAGTCACCTGGAGCAATAAACACAACCTCGACAGCGTTTAGGAACGGCGCAGATGCAGCGGCTACTGGGCATAGCTCAGACACGCCAGCCATTGCCTCTAATCCCTTAGTGGTCGGCCAGATTGCAAATTACACTGGCAATAGGCTTTTTGGCTACATTGGCGAGCTTTTGATCCTGTCCGAGACCGCCTCGCCTGGAGACAGGCAGCGCCTAGAGGGCTACCTCTCTTATAAATGGGCTATCCCTCTCGCCGCTGCCCATCCGTTCGCCAACCGCCCCCCGTTGATCGGGGACTGAGAAGATGTTGCGCGCTCGGTTCCCAGGTCTGTGGGCGCTACTTCAGCCGCCGACGCAAGTATCTGTTCCAGCCGCCACAATCAGCCTTGCGGCTATCTCACCCACAATTGCGTCGGGCAAGAGCGTCATCGCTCCCGCTGTCGCCATCACGCTTTCAGCGAACGCCCCGAGCATTTCAGCGGGCAAAAGAGTCGTCGTTCCTGCTGCGGCGATTGCAATTTCAGGCAACGCCCCGAGCATCTCGGCGGGTAAGAGCATCGCCGTCCCCGCCGCTACGATCTCCATCGCCGCTACTGCTCCAGCACTAGGCGCGGGGAAATCGGTATCTGTCCCATCGGCATCAATCCAGATCGCAGCATCTGCGCCAAAAGTCCAAACTGGCACCGGCATTCAGGGGCTGCTGTTCCTCTTCGCCAACCTCTACGGCGCGGCGGCGGTCAACATCCTCGCGCCCGCAGCGACCATCACTATCGCTGCCAACGCGCCAACCATCCAGACCTCGACTGGCGCAACGGTTACCGTTCCCGCCGCGACGATCAGCCTCGCAGCCAATGCGCCGACGATCAGCGCGGGCAAGGCCATTTCCGTCCCCGTCGCCGCCCTGCTCATGGGCGGCGAGGTTCCTGCGATCAGGACGGGCAAGTCCGTCACCGTTCCAGCTGCGACGATCAGCCTCGCGGCCAACGCTCCGTCGATCAGCGCGGGCAAGCGGGTCGCGGTTCCGGCGGCGACCATCACGCTGTCCGCATCGGCTCCGACAGTCTCTGTCGGCGATGCCATCGCGGTTCCCGCCGCCACGATCACGCTGGCCGCGATTGCGCCGTCCGTGGCAGCGGGCAAGTCCGTCGCCGCACCTTCAGTCACCATCACGCTCTCTGCCGCGCCACCGACCATCCAGGCGGCTTCCGGCATCAGCGTGGATGTTCCCGCCGCCACCATCCTCCTCGGCGGCGAGACGCCCGCGATCTCGGCTGGCAAGAGCATCACCGTCCCGCTCGCCTCGGCTCAGGTTCTCGCGGCGCTTGCGCCGCAGCTGGCGGCGGGCAAGAGCATCACAGTCCCTGCCGCGACGATCACGCTTACCGCTGCGTCTCCGACGCTCGCGGCGGGCAAAGCGGTCGAGGTCGCCGCAGCGGCCATCGCCATCGGCGGCATCCCGCCGCGCATCCAACTTATCGCGCCTCCCGGCACGTTGCGCGTCATCCGCGATGCCATCAGGACCGCCTGGGATGCCCGCTGGCCGCATGGAACGACCTACCGGGTACTCTGGCAGGTCAACGACAACGAGAGCGTCCCAGAGCCCGGCGAGGCGCGTGCGTGGGTGCATGTCATGGTGGACTTCGACGGCGAGGATATTCGCGCCTATGCCGGCGGGCGCGAGGCGTCCGACCGCGAGTGGCGCGGAACGGTGGAAATCCGAGTGATCGCCGAGACCGGCTACGGCGACGACGCCGCGCTCGACCTGCTCGATGACGCGGTCGGTGTCTACCGCTCGCGCCGCGAGGCGGGCCTGTCGTTCATCGAGGGCTCGACCGAGATCTTCGACAGTGCGACCGAGGACGGCGCGTGGTTCATCCGTGGCACGATGCTGCCTTGGACTTACGAGTACCGGGCATGAGCCTCAGGACCACCATCCGAGCCGAGATCAAGGCCGTCTGGGATGCCCGGTGGCCGCACGGCGAGACCTACCGCGTCATCTGGCATCAGAACGACCATCCCGACACGCCGACGCCTGGCGAGGTGCAGCACTGGCTGCACCTGCATACCGAGTTCAGCCGCGAGGAGATGCGCGCATTCGGCGGCGGATCGCTCGCCAATGAGCGGCTCTGGTTCGGCGCGGTCGCCGTTCGCGTGTTCTCTGAGGTCGGCATCGGTGAGGACGTCACCCTCGACCTCCTCGACGCCGCCGTCGTGGCGCTCCGCGCGCGGCGCGCGGGAAATCTGACCTTCGTCGGACCTATCGTCGGCATCGCCGACACAACACGCTCGAACGGCGCGTGGTATAGTCGCGGCGCGTCGATCCCGTTTCAATATCGCTTCCAAGGGTAAGGAGACCCGATCATGCCGATCAGTGAAGGCGTGCAGTCACGCATCGTCTACAAAGCGTATTCCAGCGGGTCGATCACGGCCAACAGCGAGCCGAACACCGCGACCGATCCCGGTGCGTCCGGCGGTCAGGTGCTGCGGCGCGTGTCGTCCAGCCTGAACCTGGTCAAAGACAGCTATCAGTCCGAGGAGATCCGCACCGACCGGCAGATCGCGGACTTCCGCCATGGGCTGCGGCGCGTCGAAGGCGCGATCTCGGGCGAGCTTTCGCCGTCCACCTATTTCGAGTTGCTCGTCGCCGCGCACCGCGACGCGGCGGTGTCGGCGCTGTCGCTGTCGAATACGCAGTTCACCTCGGTGACGAGCGACAATTCAGCCTCGACGTTCACGTTCACGGCGGGCGATCCGGTGACGAGCGGTCTGCGCGTCGGCGATATCATCCGCTTCGGCACGCTCGCCGCGACGGCGAACAACGACCGCAACTTCGTGATCCGGTCCTTCGGCGGCACCAGCAATCGCACCGTCACCGTCAGCCCTGCCCCGACCACCGACGCGGTGGCCGACACCAGCTTCACCGTGACGCGCCCCGGCAAGACCACCATCGTCCCGGCCAGCAGCTTCACGGCGCGCAAGTTCGGCATCGAGGAGTATCGCGAGGACTTGGATCTGTCGCGCCTCTTCACCGAATGCCGCGTTTCCGGCTACTCGATGTCGCTCCCGGCCACCGGCCTCTCGACGGTGGAGATCCCAGTCATGGGCCGCAACGCGGTCTCGCTCTCGGCGGGCAGCGCGCCCTATTTCACGGCTCCCACCGCCGCGACGACGTCCTCGGCATGCGCCTCGGCCAACGGTCTGATCCTGTCGCCGGATGCTGGCTCGTCGCCGCTCGGCATCGTCACCGGCATCGACATCGCTCTCGATCTTGAGGCCGAGATGCAAGCGGTGATCAATCAGAACATCGCGCCCGAGATCTTCCTGGGCCGCGCGAATGTCACCGGCACGGTGTCGGCGTTCGTCGAGGACTTCGCCTTGTTCAACGCCTTCCTGAACGAGAGCGAGCTACAGC